CCCGATCCTCTTACGTGTACTGCCACTCATCTGTAAACGCTTCAGGGTTTGCTGTTCACCCTGTTTAGCACCTTGCTGCGCAGCCTGCTGCATTCCAGCTTGGAACTGATCAGCAGTTACATAATCAATGCTATTAATTCGTTCTACTGTGTAGCGAACATCAATTGCAGCGGCAACAGCAGTTCCGCCTCCTTCTCCTCCTCCCATTGCTTCAGCTGCGCCAGATTCTGGGATAACAGAACCACCGCGACTGCCGCGTGAATAACGCGACATTGCGGTACGCATTTTAGATTCAGGAATAACATATTCAGGTTCGCCACCTTCACCAATTAAAGCGTTAGTTGGGCTTGAAACATATCCGCCTTCTGCTAACCCAAAGTTAGGTCCAGCAACACCCTTGCCAGTCAAAGGATCAAAAAAGTTGTCTCCACCCATATTTCCCCCACCTATCCCAAACGCTTTCATGATCGTGCCGTACAAGATCATCGCTAATTGCTTAGCAATAATCTGTGCCGCCATGTCCATAAAATGCTCAGCAACAGCAGACATCATGTCGGCTAATGCTTCTTTCGCGCTCTTGCTGCCAGTTACAACAGAAACAAAAGCGTTGCTGAAAGCGCTACCAATAGCGGTAGCACCTGCAGCCACTTGATTCTCAAGCTTGAGCAGCTCATCAAGCTGTTTCTGCATTTGGAAGCCTGGATCAGATTCCCTGCGTTTTTGCTCAGCAGCTTCCATTTTTTGCCTTTCTTTTTCTGCTTTTTGTCTCTGTTTTTCTTCGAGATCAATTCCTTTTTGCCTAAAGCCCAAAAGCTGCTCTTCAAAACCTACCTCTGCTCGTAAAAGTTCAATGGCTTCTTCTCTAGGTTTGTGGTTATTTTCAAGAATTTTTTGCTTGGCTATTTGAAACTCTAAAGACAGTCTCTCTAGCTCTGAAATTTCACCCTCTTGCCCTAGCAGCCTATTGTTTAGATCAAAAAGTTTCTGAGACATGTCGGATTTTGCTGCAGCTGAAGACGTAGATGTTGTGCCGCCAGGTAATACAAAAGATGGAATGACAGGAGATACTGTGCTTTGCGGCTGCCCTGCCGCATCCATCGTTTTAAGCCTGTCTTGCATAAACTGCAATAAAGTTGGTTGAAATTCTTGCCCTCTAAGTTTTGCAAACTCTCGCGCTCTTTGCGAAAGTTGATTAAATTCAGCTTCCCCAAATAATTCTTTTGCGCCTTGCTGCGGGTCTCTGAATGTCAGCGCATTGACAAGATTAGACGGGATCAAGCCGGCCTCTATGTCTTTACGTGCAGCAAATGCGGCAGGTTTTGTCGCCTGTGTAATTAAACTATTAACTTGCTGCAAAACGCCTGCTGTAACGCCTCCAATAAATTCAATTGGACCTTTTAGGTTTACTATTAACTCTGCAAGCCCAGTAAAGACCCTAGCCATTTCAGGAACAATAGTTTTTGTCAACGCAACCTGAACTTCTTCGCTTGCGTTTTGAAAATCTTGGATTGCTTGTGCTGGACCGCCTAAAGCTTCAGAAAGCTGGCTAGCACCTTCAGTTTCAATGCGCTTAAGAGCCCTAATCACAATATCGCTTGTAATTCCTCCTTCTGCTGCAAAATCTCTCAGCTTGCCTTGTGCAACGCCGCTTTCTTGCGAAATAGCCGTCAAGATTCCTGGGACTTGCTCTGAAATACTATTAAATTCATCACCTCGCAAAGCGCCAGAGCCAAGAGCTTGAGATAACTGCCTGAAAGCATTTGCAGATTCAACGGCTGATGAACCGCTTATTCGTGCTGCCGTATTAAAGCCGTTGTAAACACTTACAATGTCCTCTAAACTTACGCCTATCGGGCGTAATCGAGCAAAAACATCTGCTAAAGCTTTGTTAGCAGATGTTTGACCTGTACCAAATCTTTTAGCTGCCTTAGTAGCTGCATTTTGCAAAGAAGCAACTTCTCCATACCCTTTAGCAAGAAATTCAATTCTTCTTTCTGATTCGATACGATCAATCCCCGATTTAATGGCATTTTGTGCAGCATTTAAACCCACATAAGCAGCAGCCAATGCTACCACTTTGTTTTTCAGGCCACCAAAAGCCCGTGAGGTTTTAGTGGCTGATTGACCTGTCGCAATAAAACGCCCATTTACATCCCTTAAGCGTCCGTTTACGTCACGTGTTGCTCCCTCAAGTTTCTTTGTCTCAGCTGTTACCTGCCTAAGAGGATTGACCGCCTGAGC